TAAAAATTCTGTTTCTTCCTTTTCTTTATTTGAGCCGTTTACTCTTTCATAAATTTCTATTTGCTCAAAATAATGTTTAGGAGTAATTGCCCAAAAGTCATTTCTTTTTAACTTAGTAGTCCAAAAAAACTCCATATAAGGAAAATCCCAATCTTTACTTTTATCTTCAGTAAAGTTCGGGATTTCCTCAAATTCATCATCTTCTTTTTGTTCTTTTGACTTAAACATACACTTCTTTAATAATTCATTTAAATATTTTGATTCATTTAATAGCTTTTGTGCTATCTTATCATCTGATCTTTCCTTTAAATAAATTTTAATAAATTCTTCTTCATCTAAACCTGAAACTCTTAAAACAGATTGTAATATTAATGCTGCTATACAATGAAAGTCCATTTTGGCTATTCCTTCGAAGATTTCATGTACTTTCAATAATTTATTACATTCATGTAATTCTTCCTGTGTTCTTTTTATTACATACATATCTAAAGTTCCAGGTAACTTTAAATCATCTATTTGTAAATATGCTTTATACATTTTTCACCTATAAAAATAAGGATTGAAATATCAACCCTTATTTTTTATTACTCACTTTTCTAACTTGTGATTCTTCTAGCTCTATATTTTGTGGAAATTGAACTTGTTTAAACCAATTACTAACTGCGTCAGCAACTACACTTTCATCATCTGTATCTATATAATGATAAATATCACCATTTTCACCTTCACCAATACTATAACTTATTTCGTCTGTAGAACCTTCTCCTTTACCATCTTCAATAGTTTCTGCTGAAATTGATGTAGGTGAGCATACACAGTTATATATTACATATAATCTTTTATGTGTACTTCTTTTCTTCTTTCTTTCAAATAAAAATGCTCCTTGAGGTGATACATCTCCTGAATTAACTTTAATCCCACCTTTAACTATAGTATTTCCAAATAATAATGCCTGTTCCTCTGATGTTAATGCTAAAACAGTTAAGGTTCCTTCACCACCTACAAAGTCATAACCATTCTCTACTACTTTGTCATCTGCCCATTCTTGGTCATTTTCATACTCTAATTTATTCTCTATTTTTTTAGCAAATAAAATAGGTACTGGTGTTTGATATGTTCCATCTACTAGCGGAGCAAAATGTATATTTGATAAACCAGCTAATACTTTTTTCTTTTTTGCCATTATTTTTCTTCTCCTTCATCTAAATAATTTTCATATATAAAAGTTAAACTTCTACCATAAGCACCATCAGACTCAATATCTTTTCCACTGTTATATTTAAAGTCATAGCCCTTAAGTAAAGTTTTAATTTTTTTATAATTATCTAACTTTGATTTCTTTGTTGTCCAATAATTAATACAAATATAATAAGTTTCTGATAAATTTTCATTATCAAAAAAATTACTATCTTCATCATCATAAATATTAAAAATAATATACTCCTCAACTTCACCTTCAAATTTTTGAAAACCAATAGGTATATTTAACTCTTCTAATATTTCAACTAACTTATTATGCATAACTACCTCATTAAATTTTCTTTTAACTCTTTTTTCATAGCAGAAACTGCATTATCTTTAGCTTTACGAAAACCTCTTTTAATCCACTTCTTTCCTGCCATTCTTCTAGTACCATGCTCCTGATAATATCCTCTTTCAACAACTTCTCTATCATCACTTACAATTCCAATAACACTAGTTCTATTGAAACCTGAGCCTTTTCTTTTTATTTTTCCTAAACTATCTCGTAGCTCACCCGTATCCTTAGGAACTGTCTCTCTCATAGCTTCAAGAACAACTTTATCTCCTTTATCAAGTACTTTATCCATTTCTTTAGCACTTGCTCTTTTGGACATATTATTTAATCTATCTTGTAATGCCTTACATTCTAAAGTACTCATTCCCATTATTCTATCACTCCTTCAATTTCTAATATTTCATCTCTTTCTTCAAGGTTATTAATTCCTAAAATATTATAAAATTTATCTTTATAAGCAATCTTATATTTAGTAGTAGCTTCTTTATCATTACTTAAGTCTAAATACTCAATATATCTTATAATAAATTTCTTTCTAAATTTAGTAGATACTTTTCCATTAGATGTGCTTTCTAATGTTTTAACATTATTTATTTCTTTAATATCTCCCCAAACAGTTCTGTAATGGCCCCATTCATCATCAGATAAAGCTCCCCCTTTATTTTTAAGGAAAATACCAATATGTTTAGACATAACATTAATTAAATCAGTTAAGAAAATAAACATTTTTTCTTTTGATGCATCAGGTTCTAAATAAGCAATACTATATAAAGAGTCATTAATTTTTACAGTATCTCCTGTTGATATTCCAGGTATATAATGAGTTTTTAATTTAATAGATACTTTTAATCCAGTAGCACTATACTTTAAACTATCTTGCTCCCTTATTGTTTTATAAGAGAAAAAGAGCTTTCCTTTTATAGAAAACTCTTTTTCATTGCAAGCATTATTATTTTCATCATAACTTTCTAAATAGTCACCATAATATAGAACACCATCATTAAAAGAATCAAATTTCTGTTTTCTTTTCAACATATCTTTTCACCTTATATTTATTTCTAATTTGATAAATTTCATTCAAATAGCTTTTATCAAACTCATTAGCACAATCATGCCATACATACATGCAATAATTCATAAATAGGCTTCTTTCCATCCCAGCTTTTGAATAATCTATTTCAGATCCTAGTTTATGATCTAAAGTTATCTTTGCATCTTCAACTATATTTGATAGCTTATTTTCAGTAGATGCATCTTCCCAAGTTATATTTAACCTTTCTTTTAATTGCTCAACTAAAGTGATTTTATCCATACCTACTATTTAGTAGTCTTTCTTGAATTTAAAGCTGCTGGAGTAGCTTCTGTAGTTTTTACTGTAATATATGCTGGATCTAAATCAGCTATATTAATTAATATAGAAACTGTATTATCATACGCTCTTCCTGTTCCATACATTTTAATCTTATAAACTCTTTTATCTTCTAAGAACTTTAAATCATCACTATATTCTATTACACCTTCTTTTGCTCCACCAATTCCCATGAAGTACTCTTCTGGTAAACAAATAATTGCTTCACCATCTGATAATTCATTTGATATTTCAACATCTGTCGGAAATGGGAATAAATTATTTACATAAGCTCCTGCACTATTTAAAACAGTTGTTGCAGGCATTATCTTAGATAAATAATCAGATTGATTACAAATTAATAATACCTTGTTAAACTTTCTATTTCTGCCCTTTTCATTCTTTACAAGCTTAGATAATAGCTGTCCATATTCTGCTGGAGTGAATGTAGTTACTTTTACTGCTTCTTTCTTTGGATATTTACCACCAGTTATAGTAACATTTTCAGATACATCTCTAGTTAATCCAATAGGTTGATTTTTACCATCACCATCTACTATTGCCTTTTCTAATCCACATAATAAAGCATCTTTTAAAAACATTCTTATATATCCATCTAAGAATACTGGACCTAAATCAAGCATATCTTTTTCAATAACTGCAAATGCACTTAATTTATATTGAGTGACTTCAATAGTTCTAAATGCACTTGTTATTTCCTCTGTAATAGCTGAATTAATTTCACCCCACACAGCAGTTTTTACAGTATGATCATTAAGTATCCATTTAGTTAAATACTTAACTGAAACAAAATTTATTTTATTTAATAACGGATGCTCATCAGTTAAATCTTTATATACATCTTCTATAATAGTTTCAGGCATGATATCAGTTAACCCTGCCATTGCTTGTTGTGGATTAGCTGATTTACCAGCTTCTATTAACTTATTATAATAATTAGTTTCTTGTGGAGTTAACTGTCTATATCCTCTTTGCGCTAATATAGTTTGATTTCCATGAGCTTCTTCAAAGTCTTGCTTTACAACATCAATTATTGATTGTTGGAAGCCACACCATGCCTCTTGAATTTCTGTTTCATTTCCTGAAATCATTGCCTTTTGTAATGCATCTACTGCATCCTTTTGTTTTAAATTAGTTATACTTAACATTCCCATTTTTATTTCTCCTATTCATTTTATTTTAAAAGTGCATTAAAAAAAGAACCTAACGGACTTTGTTTTGGTTCTTCTTCATTATCATTATTTAATTGTTCAGATTCGTCCTCTACAGATGGATTGTCTTCCTCTTCTCTAGTACCATTTTTAATAAACTGTAACATTTCTTCTCTCAAAGATTTTTGATTTAAAGCTTCAAACTTCATTTGTTGCATTAAAGCTCTTTGTTGATTTAATAATGTATTTGGGTCTATAGAACTTTGTGCTATTTCATCACAGAATCCGTATTCCAAACATTGCTCTGGCGTTAGAATAGTTTCAGCTTCCATCATTTCTATAAGCTGCTCTTCAGTAAGATTCTTAGCTCTATTTAAATATATTTGTCTATTTGACTCCATCAACACATCTAAATCATCAGCATGTTTTCTTAACTGCTTTGCATTGCCACTTACCGTCATCCACATTTCATGAATCATCATTGATGTACCAAGTCCCATTATAATTTTGTCACAAGCCAAGCATATAACACTTGCTACAGAATAAGCAAATCCATCTATATAACAAGTTTTCTTACATTGTTTTCTAGATAGCATATTATATATAGCCACTCCTTCTTTGACACTGCCACCATTACTATTAACAAATAACTCTATCTCATCATTATCTGGTATTTCATTTAACTTTTGTCTAAAATACTCTGCTGATGTTTCTGAATCATCATACTCCCAAGTATTCCAATTAAACTTACCATAAGCAGTAACTTCATCATAAATATAAAGTTGATGTTTATTACTATTTGATAATTGATTAAATGCATATTTCAATTTAGCTCTATTCATCTTTCTCACCCCCTTTCAAGTTCTTAACTGCATCATAATTTTTAGTTACAAAGTGCTTTTTACTTTCTTCAGTATTTAAAGCTGGATAATCAATCAATGCTCTATTTTCATCAATACACATTGTTCCTGAAGAAATAAGTTTGTCCAACTTATCAGCAACTTCAATAATATCAATATGATTAACTTTTGATGTATCCATTTTTGCATAATTTCCTTTTTTCCATTTCTCATAACCCTGCTTACGACTTAGTTCTCTGCTAATCATCTTAGCATAAGGATCTACTGCATTTGTTATAAATGAATTCATTACTTCTTTCATATTAGTTATATTACCTAACAATAATGAATTAGGTATCTTTACAGCTTGTGCTACTGTTTCAAATATATCCTTTTTCAACGAAATAATATCGGCTGAATCTTTAACATTGTTTTTAGGAGATATATCCTCTAAGTTATAACCTTCATATTCTGGATAAATAACATTATCACTTTCAATAAATGTTTTAAGCTGCTCTTTAATAACCTCTTCAAATATTTCATTAAATTCAGCATCTCCAGCTTCAATCCCATCAAGCTTCAATTTATATTTTATAGCATTAGACTTTTTATAAGTTTTAATTGCATGGCTTAATAAATCAGCATAATTTTGATGCAATCCATCTATTAATGTTTTTATCTTTTTATTTTCTAACTTAAAGAGATATACTTCATAAGCTCTATAACTTCTGTTTAATTGTAAATTTCCTATAGTAATTCCAGAATACTTATTACCTACCATAGGATATTCTTCAACAGAATACGAATCTGCACAGTATAAATTACCATTGTTCTCAATTACTAAAGCTTCTCCATAATCACTATAAAACATTTTTTCAATTACTTTGTACCAAAAATGGCTTGAATTATCATTAATATTAGCTGAATAATTCAAGGTAAAATAATCTCTCTCTTGAACTTCTTCATGATTAACATATGTTTTTATTTCACATTTAGATATTGCATTCGCAATATAGCTAATAGCTGTATATAAAGCTAATTCCTTAAAATAAATTTCTTGTCTTAAAACATCAATATCTATATCACTATCTTCAATAGATTCTGCATCAACAGCTTTAGAATTCTTTTTGGGGTTAATATATGATTTTATATAATCTACTAACTTCACTAATTTCACCCCCTTTCCATTTAATTAAATTTAATAACTTTAAATGCTTTTGGATTAGCTTTTTTCTTTTCTTTTAATTCTTGTGCAAGAATAACAGCATTAACTAAAGCCATAAATCCATCTGTTTTTCTATAGTTAGGTTCTATCTTCCCATAACTAACATTACCATTTTGAATAATCTTTTTAGTGTTATTAGTAAACCATCTAAGAATCGGCACATCTCCCCAAACAAAATTATGATTAATAAATATTGAGTTAACTATTGGAGCAATCATCATAATATCACTTGGTCTAACTCTTTTAATATTTTTCTTTTCATATGCATCAAATCCTATTTTCTTAAATTCACTATTTAAAAATGAAAATCTAAAATGGTCAATTCCTATTTTCTTAATCTTATATTTAGTTCCCATTTTCAAAAACCAATCTGTTACTAAATGAGCTGACACTTCTACATCTTCTATAAACGTTAAATGTCCTCTTCTTGCCCATTCTTCTAATGGAGCTTTAATACCTTTTAAATCCCTAGAATGAGTACATACAAAGGTATGTTGAATAACATAATACTTACCATTAACTCTAAATACTAAGCATACACATACAAAGTCATTAGTCATAGCGAAGTCTACACCACCAACACATTCCATTCCCTCTAAATCAATCATTTCTTGATTTGTAGCTAAAATATCATCCCAGGTAGCAACTTCTACATCTTTGTTACCTATAGGGAAGTTCATTCTCTTAGCCATAAATTCTGGAAAGTAATCTAGTTTATATGGCATATCTAATACTTCTTTTTCAATAGTACTTTTTAAACTTGGGAAATCATTAATAGATGGTATTGCCTTAATCCATTTATCTGATTTATCCCATTCACTTTCCTCTTCTATTCTGCACCAAAATACTAAAGTCCTATTAAGTGGATTATATTCCCTTAGTATATCTTTGTTTTGCTCTAACTCTCTATCTAATAAACCACCTCTAACATGACCATTAGTAGTTATAGTTATTTCTCTGCCATGCCATACCTTACCTAATCCAGAAGCTAGAGTATTAACGTTAGTAGTATCTTCATACTCATGCTTTTCATCATAGATAACACAACCAGTTCTTTTACTATCTTTACCTCTCTTACTAGAGGTATTAAACCTTAATACTGACTTGGTTTTTATTCCTGTAATCTCTGTTTTCGTTGCATGAAAATTTTTCTTTAATATATTCTCAAAACTCTTATTAACTGGTTCTTTTATTATTTCATAAACATCATTAAATGTTGTTTTAGCTTGATTTTCTGTATTAGCAAGTAAATCAATGTTATAACCTTTAATGCCATGATATGGACTTAAGAAATAGAATGATAAAAACGATATAAAGCCATTTTTTCCACTCCCTCTTCCTACGACTATTCTAACTTCTTTAAAGAATATATCTCCATCTGTTTTAAATACTCCAACTATTAGAGCAAATAAAAATACCTCCCATTCAATTAATTTGTATGGAAAGTACTTCTGTAATGATAAACCTTCTTCAATTTTCTTTTTATCAATATAAACATCTTCCCTTTCAAGAACTGGTATGACTATGTTGTTTATCATATCTTCTTGTTCTTTACAATGCTCTATCTCATTATTTAATATTTTTTCCATATAAGGATTTATGTATTTACTATAATGCTTCATCATCTTCATCCTTAACTGGATTAATATTTTTATTTTCAGGAATATCTAATCCTAATTTAGTTAATAGATTTACCATTAATGTTACAGTTTTATTAACTCCATCTAAACTATCATTTCTTTTGGTACTAACTTGCTTACCATTTTTCCACTCAACGACTACTCCTCTTTTTTCAAGATCAGCAAATAGTTCATTTTTTGCTATATGTAAATTCATATATACATCAACTAAATCTGTATAAAAAAGTCCTTCAGCTCCATTATTTTTTAATTGATTCAATAGATCTTCTCTAATAGCTTTACTTTCTTCTGGAGTTGATATTTTATAAGCCAAAAGAGCAGTTTTCTTTTTGGTTATACTAGATTTTTTAGTAACTTTTTTCTTGTTCTTAACTGCTTTCTGCTTAGCCAAATCTGACCCTTTAGTGGTCACTTTTGTCCTCTTTTCTAAAATTGCCATATCTTCTCTTGACCAATTGAACTTTTTTCGCCATGTTTTTATGGTACTTATTGATACATTATATTTCTCTGATAATTTTTGATAAGTCATCCCTGAAACATAGTCATTGCCTGCTTTTTTATAAATCTCATCTTTACACTTTTTGCTTATAAAAATCACCTCCTAACTAAGTAAAATTGTCCACTTTTTTATAGTATATTTTGGCTACTTTTTATGGCTAAAAATGTCCCTTTTCACCCTAAAAATTACCCTTTTTTATAATGTTTTTTGTCCTTTTTCTATATTTTTTAATATTTTTCACTAAAAAATATAGGACATTTTTTATTTATTTTCACTAAAAAAATTTTCTATTCAAAGCCAATATTTTAAATGCTTTAAAGCTACTTAATAAAATATGAAAAGTAGCCACTTTTTATATGATACCCCCCATCATATGTGCGCGAAGCTTTCTGGCTAAATACTATAACCCCCTTTCCGGTGCTAGTCCCCCATAAAAAATAGGGTATAGGGAGGTAGGGGGTACTTTACCATCGTTCTTCTGTTAATGGTGTAGCTTTCTTCTTGCAAAAGTGCTTTTCAGGATGTAGTCTATTATGACAAGCTGCACATACAGCAACTAAGTTCTTATACTGTTTTCCTTTATAAGTATAATGTTTACTCAAAGCTAACCTTGGATACTTCCTAACAAACTGAACATGATGAACTGTATCAGCCTTAGTTATCTTACCTTCCTTCAAACATTCTTGACATTCATAATGCTGCTCTTCAAGAATTTCATTCTTCAAGCCTTTTGTATCTTTATTACCTGCCCAATATTTACTCTTATAAAATCTCCAAAGCTCATCCTTAGCAATTAATTCTTTAATCCATTTTTCTAACTTTAAAGAATCCATTGCTTTTCTATATCCATCTTCAATCTATCAGAATGAGTTTTTAAATGCTTTAATAACTTTTGAGATTTAATTATAAGCTTTTCTATTTCTTTTCCATTGGTTGTTGCAGATATCTTTTCGTCTAGCTTCTTAAGTTTATTTTGTTCTCTTAATACATAATTATCATAACAAGATGTTATATACTTATGATTACATTTATGACATTCAAAATAGTTAACTTCTATATCATTAACATTTTTAACTTTCATTTTTGAATTATCAATTTCAAATTCAACATCACATATATCACATTTAACTTTCATATCTTTATCCTTTCCAAAAATAAAAGCACCTAGTATTTCTACTAAGTGCTTTCATGATACAAATGGCATTTGAAAATTTATGAGAGGTTACATGGTTAATAACTATTGGAGATAGTAGGAATTGAACCTACACTAACTAAATAGTAGCCAAATACTTTATCGCCATATTGCACCCAGCTTTTATACTGGATGCTCTCTATTTTACAGGAAGACAATTACACATGACGTATAACTTCTACATACTCATTATCTCATATCTTGTCTATATGATTATTCCTCTTTTATTCCTTTTTTATTCCACCTTTCGCCATTCTTCCCATCTTCTAATATCTGCTATAGCTTTTTGCTTTATCTTATTTACTTGAGATTGACTTATACTCATTTCTAATGATATTTGTGTTTCATTCTTTTTATATTTATATTTTAATTCCAATAGCTTGTACCATTCTTCATTAATGTATTGCAAGTTATATTCTAGTATAGAATTATCTAACTCTATATTTTCTATCTCCTCTTTTAACTCTTCTATCTCTATTTCCTTAGATACCTTTCTTTTTAATTTTAACCCTGTTATTCTTATTACTTCTCTTTCTGCATAACTTGTTCCATCACTTGATGTTTGTACCCTTTCTTCAAATCCTAGACTACTACTTTCTATCTCAATGTTAACATCACACTCTCTAAGCTCTTGATTAATTTTATCTATCTGCTTCTTTAATAATTCTATTCGATAATTCAATGTAGCTATTTTCTTCTCTTTATTGAAATAGTTATATAACTTATCTTCTGTCTTCTTAAATCTATCTCTACTCACAAATTACTCCTCCTATTCATTGCATTAAATTAAACATTAACTGCCCATCATTTAACTCCATATATTTTTGAATTATACGTTAGATTACCCCATGTAATACCCTCTATCTACTATCTCTTACCATTCAACTGTAGAATAAACTCTTCTGTGAGTTGATATATTCCCATAGCAGTTAAAACTTGCAGTAACCCATATAAACTCTTTACCTTTTGCCCAAGGTTCATTGCTCCAATCTTCGTCCGTAAAAGGTTCTATTTTAATAACCTCAATTAAATAATTTTCTAATAAATTCAAAGCTATACCTCCTCAATCTACCTCACAATAATTTCAAATTGCTAACTGGTACAAGTCATAGTGTAAGGTGTAGTCTGCTTGTACCATTAGGTGCTACACTACCTGTTTAATAAATTAAATATTCATAAATGTTTCTATAACTTCTATAGCTTCCTGCTCACATGAATTTATGTGATTAATCTTAGCTTTAATCTCTTCCATTTGTTTTACTAAATCTTCTCTTTCAGCACTTGCCCAGCAGTTAACATCTTCTGCATTACTGAAAGCAAACTCTTCGTCTACTGTTACTACAGATCCTTTTATGTTATATAGCCCGTACTCTCCTTGAACATATCTTTCTATAACTTTAGTAATCTCTTTAACAACTTTTAATTTGCTATTCTTAACCATTGTTTTTACATCTTTAGGTATGTTTATACCTTTTGGTTCTTTTTCTTCTGTATCAGCTTTATTTTCATCTATACAATTACCATTAATATTTTCTTTTAATTCATCTGCAAAAATATACTCTATTGCATCTGATACCTCTTTATCTGGCTCTCCTAATACTTCTTTTATTTTATTAGATATATCCTCTGATTTTTCTTCATGCTCTGCTATTACCTTTAATTTCTCTTCATCTTTCATAATAGCTTTAGTCCTTTTATAAGCATTAGTTAATATAGCTGTACTTAAATCTTTAAATTCCTCTTGTAACATCTTTATAGAAACTTTTTGATTGTATCCATCTTTAATTAACTCCCTTACCCTATTTTCAACTACTTCTCCCATTTCATTAACTTTCTTTATTGCCATATCGTAACTTCCTCCTAAACTTTCTTTTATTTTTTTAATTTTATGTGCATCATCTAGCATCAACTCTGCACTTTTATCTATAATTCTTTTAACATCTTCCCATTCTAAGTTTTCAAGTTCTTCAAAAACTGCAGCACTAAAACATCTATCAATTGCTTGTAATAAGCTATCATTCTCTTTCCTTGCTTCAATTTTTATTAAGCTATCTATCAATGTTTGTTTAACAGGAGGCAACGACCTAAACCATGCCAAAGCCTCCACTTTCTTATTACTCTCTTTCTTCTTTTCTTTTTCTCTAGCTCTTCTTTCTGCTCTATTCATATTTCCTCCATTAGAAAGGCATATCCCCATCATCAATCGGCATTTCTTCTCCAAATCCCATTCCTACATCTTCTGATGTATTCCATGCTCCTGCATTACCTTGATTATTGGAATTACTACTACCTATAAACTTAAAGCTTTCTACAATTACATCTGTTGTATATCTTCTTATCCCGTCTTGTCCTTCATAACTTCCAGTTCTTATATTCCCTACAACTGCTATTTGTTTGCCTTTTGTAAAGTATTGAGCAATTGTTTCTCCTGTTTTTCCAAATGCTACACAATTTATAAAGTCTGTTTCATCTTTTTTAAACTGTCTTTTTACTGCAACTGTCAATCTACAAATTGCAGTCCCTTCGTTTGGCATATACTTTAAAGCCGGCTCTTTAGTTAATCTTCCGATTATTATCGCTTTGTTCATATTTAAATCTCCTCCAATTCAAACTCAATTCTTTCTTGCTCTTCTGTCCACTTCTTTATAATTGTTAATTCTACTACTTGCGCATCATCATCAAATGCAATTTTATTTAAACTATCTAATACTATTTTTGCGATATTATCCGAGTCCGGTTTCTTTAAAGGTAGTTCTAACCCATCTCTTATGGCTTGTACACGTTTCTTCGTATAACTCTTAGGTATTTTATAGTAAACATATATTATAGCCTTTACTGCTCCATCTATGAACTTTCCACACTGATTCTGATAACAACATTTAATCCAATTCTCATATGTAATAGTATCTCCTGGAGTAAATGCTCTGCCCGTTTTAGTATTAAATCTTGGTCTAGCCTTGCCTTTTATTTTCCCTTCAACTACTACCATTATTACTCTCCATCATTGCTATCAAAATATTTAGCTTTAAGTTTATTTGATGCAATGTTATCTTTCCAAATAATATAATTATTACTCCTCCCTATTAACTTTTAAATCATCTTTTGCCTTGCTCCATATCATTCTTGAAGTTGTATGAACTTCTTTAAGATACTTACATATTTCTTCTAACCTATCCTTTAATGCTGACTTTTCTCCTCTTTTAAGGTCTTTCTTTATATCTAACTTAATCTTGCTCCAGCGATTATAAGCCTGTAATGAATCAATCATTAATCTATAAGCTTCTCTTATATCATTCTCTTGTAATGATCCAAATCTCTTAACAATATTGATATACTGTAAAGCTTCTTCCTTATATTCATCTTCAAAGCTCATAATTACCACCTTTGCCTATACTTCTTGGCCGTAATCTTGTCCCTATTTCTTTTAGCTTTAAGAATTTTGTTAAACATAAAGTTATTTGCTTCTCTTACTCCTGCTATTCTTCTCTCTTGCCTTAACTTTATATCCCTATAAGTTTGTGCTGCTCTTTCAGCATTAGTCATATCTTCCCATGCTTTCAAATTAACCACCTATCTCTACTTCCTTACCTGTTATTCTTTCTAAGCAATCTTTATATTTACTTCTTAAAATTTCATTTTTAAAGCCATCTGGTGATGATATATTAATAATTTCACCTTCAACTACTACTGCATCATAAAACCATGTTCTATATGAAACTTCTCCCCATTGCTCATAAAACTTTTCATGTGTTTGGGTTGGGAATGAAAGAGGTGGAAGCGGAAGAGATTTTTCTTCTTCTACTTCTTCCCATTCTTCTCTTTCTCTAACATTATTATCATTATTAATATTCTTATCATTCTTGTTAGTTGTTACCTCTTTGTTACCTGTTTGTTGGCTCTTTGTTACCTCTTTGTTAGTGCTTTGTTGGTTGTTTGTTACCTCTTTGTTAGTATCTTTGTTACCTTCTTCAATTCCACCTTGATAAACACCCCAATTTACTATGTTTATAAGCCTTCCTGTCTTTGTTACCTCTTGTGTTAGAAATTCGTATTTTTCAAATTTATTTAATGCACTTCTTACATTTTGTACTGAAATTCCTTTACCACACCTTGTACAAATGCTATCAAGTGAAGTTACTAACATACCTGGTTCAGCTTTAAATTGTTTGCCTTTCCACTCCCATTCTTTTCCCTTATGATTTGCCATTCCTAGAAGGGTAATAAGTATTACCTTTTGTTCGGGAGTGGAATTTTGCCATATAGCCTTATTAAATAAACATCTGTGAAGTTTTATCCACCCTTCTGCCATACTAACTACCTCTTTCTTAATACAAAGGACTAAAATATCTTTCTCTTCTAATATCTTCTAGTCTTTCTTTCTCCTCTATAATTTCATTTGCATTTTCTAATGCAACCTCTAATTCTAAGATTTTATCTTCTAACTCACTAACTGTTTTTTCTCCAATGCTTTCTCTGTATTGGTCAAATAAATATTCAAACTGCTCATTTGTTAATTTAATCTTTTCAGTTCTATCCTCTATCGTAAATTCAATATCTGTTCCAGGTATATAAAATATCTCTTGGTTTCTCCAGTCTAATTTAATTGAATTAGCCATTACTTCTTACCTCCTAAAGCTTCTAACTTACTGCATATCTCATCATATTGATCCTTTGTCATTTCTTTTAATACATTTACCTTATAATCTCTCTTAGCTGTATCAGTTATAGCCTTTGGTGTCTTTCCTGCTTTATTACCTATTGCAAATAATCTATTAATTTGTGCATCTGATAAATTGTATTTGTTTTCTGTTGATGTTTCTTTTCCAGTAGTTGCATCTAATGCATCAGCTTCAACAATTTCAAAAGCTGTCATATATAAATATCTCCTTAAATAACTTTGTACTGCTCCTAGATTTTGAATATCATGGCATCCTTTTAAACTTGCTTGTGCCATTGGACTGCTAAATATTATCTGTTCTTCTGGTTTCTCTGAATTAGTAATAGTTAACGTTGCTATATCTGTCATATATGAAATATTGCTACAAAGTTTATACTTATTCATCAAAATATTTATGTGTGGTAATATGTCTCCTAATTCAAAGTAATCATAATTGCTATATGAGTTCTTTCCACTCTTCTTAATATCACATTCCTGCAACTCTACTCTTGCAACTTGTAACTTCTCAAATACATTCATAACTTTTCTCCTATTCAGCTTTAACGCTTATACTCTCTACAGTTTCAACTCTTATACCTGGAACTATCTCACCAGTAGCTAGATTAATTCCAGCTTTACAAAGCTTCTTAAATGCAGCCTTGTCCAATTCTTCCTTAACTCTAATTGCATCTATTTCATTCATATTGCAATAGTCTTTAATCGCTTCTTCATCTTCATAAATGTACTTTTCAGTTTTTCTTGATGTTACTTTTCCATATGGAGTTGATAGCTTAAACTTCTTATCTTTAGCTCTTTCCTCTATGTAAAAAGCACTTAATAATCCCTCAAAATATTCCTTATCAGCATTTAATGATTTAACTTCTTTTTCTGCCCACTCATTAATTCTTGATATTTCTTCAACTGCTATAGTATTAATTTCATTCATCTTTTCATTTACTGCTCTTAACTTTCTTAATGCCCATGTAGCCCCTTGTAAGTCAGTTACTTTAAATTTCTCTTTTACTTCTTGTAAATCATTTTGTAATAAGATATTCATTTTTAATTCCTCCTGATTTAAATTATTTTAATTTTCTGTTATACTATCATTGAATTCTTTTGAAATGCTATTCTCTGATTTATGAGCGCCAACTCTATCAGATAATAGCTTTTCTTTTGCTTTTTCTATAGCAGTTTTATAGCTTAAACCTTGCTCCTCAACTAATTCTTGTGCTAATCTAGCAATTTCTATATAATCTCTTAATTTCAACATTGCTATCTCCTCTTAACAATATTCTTTTTTGTGCATTACACATTTCTATATCTAATTTTTGACTAAGCTCTAAAACCTTTTTATCCATAGTCCCATACAGTTCAATAGCTTGTTCAAGTTTAAACCTTAAATCTTCCATCATTATTACCTCCCAATTCTCTTTATTAACTTATCTATTCCATCTAAAATTGATGTAATTATTGCTATAACTCCAATTATTATTACTAGAGCTATTGGCATAACAAACGTAAATGCTCCCCACCAATTAAAACCTTCCATAAATTCCCCTCATTAAATTTCTTTAAGTAATCTTTCTATAATATAAGCTTGTCCTTTACCAGTAACTCTTGTAGTTCTATAAGTGAATACTTTCCCCTTAGCTTCTTTAGTACCCTCATTAACCTCAAAATACCCCTTATCAATTCCACATTGTTTAGGTTCTGTTGAGTTCTTAAAAATCAACCCCCATTCTCTAAGCTTGGACCATAATCTTTTTTCACCAATTACTACATCTGCTTTAGATGCAACTTTTGCAACTTCTCTAACTAATAAAGTATTTTCTGATGCTGCTAACTGATTTATAAATCTATTCTTTTGACCTAACTCTTCTGATATAACTTTTATTTCCTGATCCTTAGCCTTTAATAATTCATCTTTCTTATTTAAAGTATTTTGAGCTATCATTAATGCTCTTGCCATGATTGAAGCTTCATCATCATTTTCATTTACTGCTATATATCCACCAGTTTTTCTTATCTGTGGTAATACTTCTGCTGTTACCCATCTTTTAAATTTCTTTGCTCCTGGTAACTTACTTCTTAAAACTAATGAATACAATCCACTTTCATTTATAACTGTCATTTCTTGAACCCCTCCAAGGTCGCCTTGAATTAGGGCCCCCATTTTATCTTCTTCATCAACATGAGTTGCAATAGCATTTCTTGGCTTTGCATAACCTAAAACTTCTGCTACATCCTTACCAACTAACCAACCTTCTCCATTAATTTCAACTGCTCTTACCTCAAGTTCTAATTCTTTATTAACAAATAATTGAACCTCTTCTCTATGTTTATGTTTTATATTTTTCATTTATATATTCTCCTCTCATTATGTTGTTAGTACGTTGTAATACTTTTGACAAATAAATATAAAATCTTTTTGAGTAGTTAACTTTCTTAGGTTTACTCTATTAAATTTAATATCTTTTTCAGCCATACTTATTATTTCTTTAAATAAGTTTTGGCCAACCTTTTCCTTCAATTCTCTCATGAATTTTATAATCATTTTTAACCTCCTATATATTTTATTCTTACTATTTCTCACGTTACTCTCTACCAATGCTATTTTTTATTTTTAAAATTTAACTAATTATTTATTATGTTAATTATAATTTTAAGTTTTTCACTTTATAGTCATTTGTTACAATCTGTTTTATTATTTTTCTTTCTTTAATAACTGTTGTTCCTTATAGACTTTCATCATTACCTCTAGACCATATTTATCTATTAATATTTGAGCTGCACATATATTACATCTATTTATGGTATCTTTAGTAGGTCTAACGCCAATTCTAAACCTATACTCCTTCATACAATTCCTCTAAAAAATTATTTCTATATAATATTCAAGTAATTATTTATTTGATACTAAATTTTAAGTTAAATAGAATCTAATTCTTCTTTCCAAAAATATCTTCTTCTTTTACACCGAATGCTGACGCTATAGCTCGTCTACTATTTTTGCGTGGATATACTCGCCCACTCTCCCAAGACCAAAATGCTTTTTGTCCTGTATAACATTCTTTAGCAGCTTCTGACTGTGACCATCCATTTAATACCCTTAAAATTTCTATTTTCTTATTCCATGGTGAATTATTTATTACTTCGTTCATCAATTTTAATTCCTTTCTGTTAATTGCCGTTTAATTAGCTTACAAATACATTTTACGTATTTTTACGCAATGTCACAATTTTGATTTTTACGTATTTTTACGTAAATTCTTAGATATTTTTGCATATTTTTAAATTAAATTGCTAATACTTAAATTATCTAAATTTTACGTAATATTATTGACAAAACTACGTAAATTACGTACAATTACAAAATAAGGAGATGATTTTTTTATGAATACTATTGATATCGGTTCAAAAATAAAGAAACTTAGAAGCAAAAAGTCTATTGAAATTGGCAAAAAATATACAGGTGCAATGCTCGCTAATGAATTAGGTATATCTAGAAGTTATTTAGGTGATATCGAAAGTGGTAGGACTGTTCCCAACGAAATCATATTAGGGAAAATAGCAGATATATTCGACGTAGATATCTATGAACTTATTGGTGATGATAAAGATATAAGTATTGATAATTCAAATGTTATTGAGTTAAAATACTCTAAAAAAGTTACAGATACTATAAGAAAAATAGATGATAATTCAGCAATAAAAAAATATATTAAAGATACTGATTTTAACGAGTTAATTATTAGAATATTAGATGAAAATTCTACTCCTATTGTAACTATGTTAAAAGATAATATAGAAAAACTTTCCGAAATTGAAGAAGAAGAGTTTAAGGAAATAAACAATATAAATAAAAATGACTATTCTCTAGAATCAAGCACTATAAAACATAAATTTATTTCAAATTCTAATAAAAATATACTTAATAAAATTAATAGTATTTTAACTTTAGAAATTTCTAAAACTGCTACTATAATTGATTTAAAAAATAAATGCTCAAATGAAACTATAGCTGCTCATGCAAAACCAGGAGCAAGCATAGAAGATATTAAACATGATGATGATATTATGAATGATGATAATTTCTGGAATGAATAGTAGGTGGTTTTATGGCTTATGAGAATTTATTAAATGAATGTAGTGATTTAGGAATAAAAGTAAAAGAAGTAGTTTTAAAAAGTGCAGATGGACGTTGTAAAGGAAATAGAATTGCAATTAATAAAAACCTATCTACCCAAACTGAAAAAAAATGTGTTCTTGCTGAAGAACTTGGTCATTATCATACTACTTATGGAAATATAATAGATCAAACAAAAATTGAAAATGTAAAACAAGAGATAATTGCCCGCAGATGGGGTTATAAAAAACTCGTTGGTATGGTAGATATAATAAATGCCTATAGATATGGTGTAAGAAATAAACATGAATTAGCTGAATATTTAGATGTTACAGAAGATTTTTTATACGAAGCAATTGAGTATTATAAGTGCAAATATGGAATTTGTTACAAAATAGATACTTACATTATTTATTTTGAACCATTAGGTGTAATGAAAATATTTTAAATAGGAGAATTTAAAAATGAATAAAATTGCAATTTACACAAGAAAATCAAAGTTTACTGGAAAAGGTGAATCTATTGAAAATCAAATAGAAAAATGTAAAAAATTTATCGAGTTCAAATTTAATATTGATAGTAAAAGTGTTAATATTTTTATTGATGAAGGGTTTAGCGGTAAAAATGAGGATAGACCTGAATATCAACGAATGATGAATCAAATAAAGTCAAAACAAATAAATTCTATAGTTATATATCAACTTAATAGATTGGGTAGAAATGCTAGAGATATTCACAATACTATGCAATTATGTGATGATCTAGGAACTATAATTTATAGTGCTACTGAAGGTTTCGATAGTTCTACTAGCTTTGGTAGGGCTGTTATAGGTATACTTGCTTCACTAGCTCAATTAGAACGTGAACAACTTGCAGAACGTGTCAAAGATAATATGTATACTCTTGCTAAAATGGGTAGATGGTTAGGTGGTCAATCTCCATTAGGATTTGATGGGACTAGAGAATACTATATTGATGAAAATGGTAAGGAACGTTCCGTAACTGAATTAAAACCAAATAAAGAAGAGCTAAATATTGTTAAATTAATATACCAAAAATATATAGAAGAAAAATCTTTATCTCAAGTTGCTAAATGGTCACTAACAAATCATTTAAAAGGTAAAAATGGTGGTAACATTACTAAATCTGCAATAAATGTTATATTAAAAAATCCTGTATATGTAAAATCAACAGATAAAGTTTTAGAATATTTAGAGAAAGAAAATTATGAGGTTTGTGGATCTGCTAATGGCAATGGACTTTTGCGCTATGGTAAAGATAATGAACAAATAATTGCTGTATCAAAACACAAAGGTATAATTAATGCTGATGACTGGATGAAAGTTCAAAATATCCTTAAAGAAAATACAGATAAAGCTCCAAGACGAGGAAAAACAAATACAGCTCTATTAACTGGTATATTAAAATGTAATTGTGGTTCATCTATGAATATTGCTCATGGTAAATTAAAAAATGGTACAAAGACATTTTATTATCAATGTGCTATGAAGGTTGCTTCTGGAGGTACTAGATGTAAATCTAAAAATTTAAATGGTCCTCTTTTAGAAGAAAAGTTAATTGATTACTTAAAAAACTACTCTGAAATTCAAATAATAGCTGATTTAGAAAATATATTAAATAAATCTAATGAGTTGAATTTAAAATTAACAGCTGAATCAATTGATAACGCTATAGAACAATGCGATAAATCTATTAAAGTTTTAGTGAATAAACTAAAAGTTATAGAAGATTTAGAAGTTAGTAAAATAATAATTGATGAGTTAACAAAAGAAAAAGATAAAAAGAAGGATCTTGAAAAACAAAAAAAGAATTTACTTGAAGATGAAGCTTCAAAATCATTATCTGAAGCTGAAATATTAGAAGTTTTAAATTTAGTTGAACACTTTAAAAACAACATAGATTCTTTAGACTTCGAATCAAAGAAAAAACTATTAAATGAAATGATAGAATCAATTGTAATAGATACTGATGAATTTATTATTAATTTTAACATAAAAAAAAACTAGATAATGCTTTAAACACATTGTCTAGTTTGTATCTTAAGCATATCCGTTCGCAGTTTAGCTCATCATGCTTCACCATAACATGCCAAACTGCAAACCCTATACATTCTCTTTTATATTCTGATTTATCTGAATCATCATTTAATAATAAATTTAAAAAAGCTAAATTAATATCTGGACTTACTCAACAGAAACTATCTAAGCTAACTGGATTAAGTCGTTCAACTATTAACGACCTAGAGCATGGAAGTAGAAATAATATTAGTAGAAACACATTATTAAAGTTAATAAAAGTTTTAGATAAAAACATATTATGTGATGATTATTTATTATTTGTATTAAATCAAGAAAAAAATATATCCTCATTAATTGATCAGCATGGAATAACTAAATTATGTAGTATTTTAAAATGTAATCATTCAAGTATATATAGATGGAAAGTTTTTAAAAATCAGATTCCGAAGTCAAAATTTGAAATTATTAAAGAATTATAATAAAATCTAAGCCTTAGAATTTAACTCTAGGGCTTTTTATATAACTTTTATAAAAAAAATATAGAGCAGATATTAAACCAACTCTAATAAACCATACATATACAATATTAAATAATTTAGTAGTTAGTTATTATTAACTCCTTATACTTTCCCCTTGCCTTAGTTTCTCTTGATAAAGAATAATTCTATATAGCATGTATGCTCTGGAATCATTTCTATTATAGTTTTTCTTAACTTTGATTTTCCTCCTACTCTACAAATAGGTGGCTTTAGCATATTATCACATCCTTTCACTTTATTTTTCGAACTAATGTTCTTGTAAAATTACATCAAATAAACATTCGATAATTAATTACCAATTTTACTTTATTTTAACTATTAGCATTTATATATAAAATAAAAATGCTAAATACCAACTATTAGTACCTAGCATTTTTTTAATTTATAAACATATTCTTTCTAAATTATACTCATTTATTTAATACTCTTATTTTCCTGATTTTAAACCTTTAAATATTTCCTTCCAATTAAATCTAATTACTATTATAGTATCTCTAATTTATTTAACATAAACATTAATATTAGAGGAATTATAATCAAAATTTTTCTTAAATAGCTCCATTAATAGAATTCCAATCCTTAAAATCTACTGCTCTTTCATAAGTCCAAATATTTTTATTTCCTTTAAATTTTAAATACCAATCCCTAGTAGCTCTTTTTAAAGATTCTTCTGTAAAAATATTAGACATACTTCTTTTATCATCTTTAGCTATTTTTAAAGCATTTTTTGAAATTTATTCATTGTTAAGCCTCCAAATATAATTAATTTTTCTTTTTTATTTACTAATAGCAATAATCAACGCTTATTTGCTCTATATTTTGGAACTTTAGTCCCTTTCTTAATAAATTCAACATTCCTTGTGAAAATTTTATTCCCGCTTTATAATATTCATCTACTAACATTTGAATTAAAAATGTTGCATTTCTTCCTCTTCTCTTCTTAAAGTTTCTTATAGCTTCTCTTAATAACTCTTCATCTGCTAAAGTTAATATCTTTTTAGCAAAATTACTATTATCTATATTTGTAACTGCTCTAGCCATTCTAACATTATTATGATTATCTATAGAATTTTGTTTACTTTGAACTCTTGGCTCTTCTTTAATATTTTGTAAAGCTTCTTCAACTGAAATTTGCCCATCTAATGGTTCTTCCCCATTACTATCAACTCCAACTTTAGGTGATTTATCTTTTTTATTAATCACTTTAGCAGTTATAATATGTTTTAATTTTTTATATATATTAAAGTTGCCAGCTAATCCTTTTCTTTTTTCTATAGTAATATATCCCAAGTCTGACAATCTCTTTATTCCTCTTTTAACTGTAGATAAAGAAAGGTGCACTCTCTCACTTATAACTTCTATAGAAGGGTAACTACATTTTTTCTCTTCATTATAAAGACTTAAAAGATATATATATATTCTAAGTTCATTTGCTGTTACATTTTTATCTGTTATCAATTTAGTAGATACTTTTAAAAATTGCATTTGTAGTTCCTCCTCCCATTTTTAAATTAAAACAAAAACTTTAATTTTATACTTTATATTTTAATTATAAAGCTATAAATTAAAATAGTCAATATATTTTTAAATCTATTGTTTTAATTTTTAATTAAATTGATTAATTTTAAAACAATTGTTATAATTTATATATAAGGAGGTGCTTTATGCAGTTAAAGGATGAAATTAAAGGATATATAGCAAGTAGTGGATGGACTATAACTCAAATAACAGAAGAGCTTAATAAGCGTAATGGTACTAACTACACAATGCAAAATCTATCTAGTAAAATTAGAAAAGAGTCCCTTAAATATAGTGAAATTTTAGAAATAGCTGATATAATAGGATATGAAATAGTTTGGAATAGAAAAATAAAGTCTTAGAATTTAAAATCTAAGGCTTTTTATTTTATATTTTTTTATTGAGCAAATCACGAAGTGTATTAGCTAATATAAAGCTAATAATATAAATATAGATAAGTAAATATAGATTGTAGTTCTTTGTGAACCTTTTAAAAAGTTCAATTTGATACTTTTTTATTTGATTTTAATATTAGCATATGATATATTTAAATAGGATTACGCATAAAACAAATTCTATTTATAAATCACTAAGAAAATAATAAAAGTTAGATATTCTATTTAAAGATATCTAACTTTTATTATTTTTATATCGTTTTAATTGTTTTGTAGCTGGTTCTATTTTTTTATATTATATAATACAATATATTAGTATTTTGGGAGATAAATATGTATAAATGTTATGAATCAGATAATCCTTTCAAAATGAGGAAAGGTGAAACAATAGTTGATTTAGATATGTATGTTCAAGCTTTAAAGGAAAATAATATTAACTTTACTCAAGAGCAGTATGAAGAAGCAAAAAAGAATTTAATTAATTTAACTATAAAAAAAGAGTAGGCTTGGCCTACTCTTTTCTAACTATTTTTTAATCTAATCTCATTAACAACTTCAACTTCTGCCTTCTCTAATAATGAATATCGGTTAATTGTTTTATTGTATACATCTTCTTCACAATCAATATACTCAATAGTAAGGGCTATAGAATAGCTTACCTTATCCTCAATTATACTTTCTTTATCCCTAGAAAGAGCATGTATAACAATATATGGTTCAGCAAGGTCATTATATTTAATTTTTCCACTTGTCCTTTTAATAACAGTATCCCACTTAAAATCATTTCTTAATTCTTGTTCTGTCAAATATTTAAACCCATTATGAGATTTACTTTTAGGCTTTGATGCTTTTTTCCATCCAATTTCATAGTATTCATTTGCTAATTCTGGATTTTTAGCAATATCAATCGTCTTACTTTTGCTAGTATTAGGATGAGTAAATAAATATTTATTTTTGTTTGGATAGAACGTATCTAAAATACTCATATTTGTATAATCGTCAGTGTCTTTACTATCAACATCAGTATTTACACATATAGTCCAACTTATTTCCACTTTACCTTTAAAGTCCAATTCTTTTACTAATGGTATCATTAACTTTGCTTTTTTTGCTCTTAGAAGACTACTTTCGTAAATTACAGTTATTTTGTTATTTTCACACTCTAAAATATCTAAATAGTTATCTTTAACTACCCCATATCCTAGATGTTTATCAGGCTTATTATTAGGGTGATTGCTTGTTTGAATTAATAATGCCTTTGATGTTAATGGAGATTTTATAGAAGTATATCCTAATATTTCGGCAATTTTTCTTGAAACTATTGGAGCTGCATAGCTTGTGCCTGAATCATACAATACCTCATTAGTTTCTAAACCAATAAACTTCATGTTACACTCACTAGTTCCACCATACTCAACAACATCTGGTTTAACTTTTGCACCTTCTCTTCCATCTCCATAACAACTATAACTAGCTCTAACAATATTTTTATTATCATCATAACAATAACATCCAACCGCAATATTATTTACACTATCAGCCGGTGCTTGAATACGTCCTTGTCCATAACTAGCTTCTCCTTCATTTCCTACAGCAACAACAAATATCCTATCCCCATCTTTACTTAGTTTATCTAGAGAATATGTAAATCTTGTTATGCTATCATCCTCTATAGGCCCCCAAGGTCCTAAAGATAAATTAAAAACCTTAATATCCTTTCTTTTAGGAACAATTTCTTCTATATAATCTATAATCTCATATAAATCAACATCATTAGAATCTTTTAGAGGTAATACACGAAAAGATTCTATATTTACTGTTGGATAAGGTAATATATTATTTTCTAACTTTTTTAAATCATCAAATAATAAAGCACTACAAACAGCTAATCCATGTTTTATTGACTCTTCATCTTTTGGTAAAATGCTTAAATCTGTTTCTTTTACAAATCTTTTTAATATAGGGTGATCACTAGGGATTCCACCATCAAAAACCCCCACTGTCACACTTGGTTCAAACGTTGAATCTGATAATTTTAAGTTATTAAGTAATTCTTTAGAATCCGAAACCAAATTAGATTCATTTATACTTCTAAATTGTAATGGATGAATGCTTCGTAAAGGATTAAATGGTGCTATAGTATCAATTGTATTTCTATTAGCTTTCATAGAAATAAAAATAGGTCCATCATCATACTGTTTCATTCTTATATTTGCTAAATCAACATTTATTTCTCTTAATATCTCAAAAAACTTTTCTAACATTTTATCATTATCTTCATAAAACGGATGTAAAATAACCTCAATTCTACCACTTTCCCACTCTTCATTAAATGAATTTAAAATGTTTCTATGGTCATCATAATAAAAACTATCAATGCTTCTAATAGTATCTTTATCTGCATCATCTAGCAAATCATTCTTCAACATTTTTTTAAAAATATGAAGATTTTTCTTGCTTACTTTTAAAAATATATCCTTACCAAACTTAACTTCCTCTTTTTTAGTATTCTTTTTAGAATTTATTTTTATTTCTTTTTTACTCCACTTTTTAGTTCCAATCTCTTTTACATTAATATTCCTTAACAACCTATGTGGATGTTCAGATTTAGATGATCTATCAACTCGCATTCTTAAATTTAATACAACATCATCAATAATATATTTAGATGATCCTTCATTAATTTTAAGCTCTATATCCTCTATTTCATTAATCAATCGTACTTTCGCAACTTCATAAGTAGGCCTTTTATCCAACTTTGGCCCACCTGGAGAATGCTTCTCAACATCATTGTATGCTTCTGCATGTGTAAGAATTGGTTTTAATATTTCTCTCATAAATTACTCCTTGTTATTTTAAATAATATTGTACTGTAGATTTACTCTTCCCTATTATTTCAGCAATTTTACTAATAGAGAGTTTTGTATTATTTTTTAATTCGATACAAATTCTTTTGTTAAAATTTATATTGCTATTCCCATTAAACTTTATCAATATCCTAAAAATACTTTGAACTAAATTTTCATCATTTAATATGCTTATTTTTCTAGCTCTTTCAATAATTTTACAGATATCATCTGCTGACATTCCATCAGTAAGTTCCCCTAAAGTTTCTAAAATATCAAAATTAACTTTTTCTAATTTGTGGCTTAATGCTCTTTGTATTATTTCAATTCTTTGCTTTTTATCTGGCAAATCTATTTTTAAAGCAATGTCAAATCTTCTCCAAATAGCCCTATCTAAAAGTTCAGGATAATTTGTTGCAGCTATTACTACAGAGTGATACGGCCAGTCTTCCAACTCTTTTAATAATACATTAACAATTCTCTTTAATTCTCCTAACTCTGAATTATCATCTCTCTTTTTAGCTATAGAATCAAACTCATCTAATAATAATATTGTAGGTTCTTTTTTTGCAAAATCTAAT